ACATGACGCAAGGTGCTGGCCAGGGCATGCAGTCGGGCGGGATTCGCCCAAGCCCTCTGATCCCCACCATGATGGCGAATCCAGGTACGGCCTACGGTCAGATCGATTTCGACGCGCTCAACCCCTACAAGGGCGCGCTCAAGCCAGAGGAAAAGTCTGCCGACACAGCCAACACAACTGGCTTGAATGATGACGAGTTGGAGTACCTGCGCCGCCAATACGCTCAGGACAAGTTCAGGCGCGATCAATATGGTGATTTCGGTGGTGGAGGTGCGTGATGGCTGGACTACTCGATTTCCTGAACAGCCCTGATTCTCAGCTTGGGCTGAATCTGCTTGCTGCTGCTGGCAGCGGTCAACGCTTTGGGCCTGGTCTGTTGGGCGCCATGCAAGGTGTGCGCGCCCAGCAGATGGAAGAGATGAAGCGCGGCCTGTTGCAGTCTCAAGTCGATGAAAACAAGGCGCAGGCTGCACAACGACAAATGGCGGTGGATATGGCGCGCAGAGAAGGTGAATTGGCGCAGAAGTTCTACCAGCCAGGCCAATCGGCTATGCCAGCCCTGATGGGGGATGCCGCCTCTGGAATCATGCCAAGCCAGGGCCGTGCGGCCACGCCTGGCAACTTCGACATGCAGGGATATGCCAACGCGATGATGGGAGTGAACCCGAAACGGGGTATGGAGCTTCTGGCCGCGATGCAGAAGGAAATCCCTGTGGACAAGATCGACCCGACCAAGTTCACGCCGGCCTCTTTGGCGAAGTTCGCGCAGAGCCGTAACTACGGGGATCTGATGCCACGTGACAAACTGGAGTTCATTGAGGGTGTGGGCGTCAATCCGTTTGACCCTTCAAACGCAAATCGTTCCATCCCGAATCCCAACAAGCCCTTTCAGATGGACGCTCAGGGCAACATCATCCCCAATAAAGCGTACCAAAGTTACGAGATCAGCAAAGCAGCAGCCGGAGCGGCGAGAAACAGCACCAATGTCAGCGTCAATACTGAGAAGTCATTCTTGAACAAGGTGGCGGAAGGCGTTGGCAGCCAGATAGATTCCTCGCTTGCCGGCGCAAGAGGTGGCCAATCCACGATCAGCACGCTGAACAATCTGGACGCCGCGTTGAACAGCGGAAAGGTGATGGCCGGGCCACTCACTGCGCCTGCTCAGGTGATGATGCAGATCGGCACGCAGCTTGGCCTTGGTGGGAAAAGTTCCAAGGAGACCCTGGAAAACACGCGTTCTGCCATGCAAGCAATGGCACAACTGGAACTGGATGCCGCTAGCCAGATGAAGGGCCAAGGCCAGATCACGGAAAGCGAGCGTGCGATCCTGAGGAAAGCAGCCTCTGGCGACATCAGTATGTCAATTGGCGAGATCAAGACGCTCTCCAAGGTGGCCCGCAAGACCGCAGAGAACCGCATCCGCCAGCACAACCAGAACGTGCAGCCGCTGCTGAGCAACCCCAATGCAGGAGCCTTGGCGCCGTTCCTGACCGTCCCACAGCCCGAGGCCGCGCAAGCGCCTGCAGGCGGTGGTGTCGTAGACTTTTCGAGCCTCAAATAATGGATGTACGTCTGCCGGATGGCACCATCATCAGCAATGTCCCGGACGGCACGACAAAGGCCGACCTGGTCACGAAACTGCAGAAGAACGGTATGGCTGTGCCTGCAGATTGGCTGCAGCAGAGCGCGCCCGCCGCTCCTGCAAATCCTGTGCAGGACGCAGGACGCGCGGTCAACCGCGGCATCTCCGACCTGCCGCGCCAAGTCGGATTGGCCGGGCGCTATGGCCTGGAGGGCCTGGCAAACGCCGCCCAGGTGTTCACAGAGCCCGTTGCCGGGCTCATGCGCATGGCTGGCATCAACACAGCTCCTTTGGGGCAAGTAGCCACAAGCGCGGCTGATGCCATTGGCTTGCCTAAGCCGCGCGACGAGCTAGAGCGTGTGGTGGGCGACGCCACACGCCTTGTCGCGGGCGCTGGTGGCACTCTTGGTGGCGCCCAGCAACTGGCAAAGCTGCCCGGCATGATCGGCTCCATTGGCGGAGCTCTATCGACTGCGCCCATGGCTCAACTGTCGTCTGCTGCGGGCGGTGGCGGCTTGTCTGGTCTGTCGCGCGAAGGTGGTGGAGATGAACTGCAGCAGGCCGCGGCCGGTCTGATCGGTGGTGTGGCTGGCGGCTTTGCTCCTGGTCTGGTGCAGGGCGCCACGGCGGGCGTGAAGCGTGCCATGACGCCGAAGATGACGCCCCAGCAACTGGACGCGCAGATCAATGTGATCTTCGAGCGTTCGGGCGGCGACTACTCGCAGATCCCGGAGCGTGCACGCCAGGCGCTGCGCACTGAACTGCGCAGTGCGCTGCAGTCCGGCAAGGAAGTGAATGCTGATGCTGTGCGCCGACTGGCAGACTTCCAGGCCCTAGGGGTCACGCCCACGCGCGGCATGGTCACGCAAGATCCTGTGCAGATCACGCGCGAGATGAACCTGGCAAAGATGGGAGCCAACTCCGCGGACGATCAACTGCAGGGCATGGCGCGTATCCAGAACCAGAACAACACGCGGCTGATCGGTAACCTGAACGAGGCCGGTGCGAGCCGTGGCGACCAGTTCCGTGCAGGCGAGTCGGCGATTGGCGGAATTTTGGGCAGGGATGCCCAGAAGGCCGCGAACGTGACCACGCTTTACGACCAGGCGCGCGACACCACGGGGCGTAGCGCGCAACTGAACGGCCGCGCCTTTGCTGACAAGGTGAGCGAGGTGCTGGATCAGAACTTGCTCGGTGGCGCATTGCCGCCCCAGGTGGAGCAGCACATCAACCGGATCTCTGCCGGCCAAGTGCCATTCGATGTGAACTATGCCGAGCAGCTAAAGACGTTGATGGGCAACCTGCAGCGGAACACCAATGACGGTCAGACGCGCATGGCGCTGGGCATGGTGCGCCGTGCTCTGGATGACACGCCGCTGATGCAGCAGGCTGCCCAGACAGCGCCTGGCGGCATCCCGATGCTCGGCGGGAGCGGCGGGACCAACCTCGGTCAAGAGTCCATCGATGCGTTCAACGCCGCGCGCCAAGCTGCCCGCGAGCGTTTCGCTTGGCAAGAGAGCGGCCGGCCTGTTGCCCAGGCAATTGGCGGTGCTCAGCCTGATGACTTCTTCCAGAAGTACGTGATCAAGGGGACTGTCGCCGATGCCCGCAACTTGGCAAACAATGTCCCGGTGGGCGAGACGCGTGATGCCATCGTCAACCACCTCAAAGACAAGGCCCTTGGCGGCGCTGCGGATGAAGTGGGCAAGTTCAGCCAGTCGGCCTACAACAAGGCCCTGAGCCAGATTGGCGACAAGAAGCTGACCCTGTTCTTCCAGCCGGAAGAGATCGAAAACCTGAAGCGGGTTGGTCGTGTTGCAAGCTACACCCAGGTGCAGCCCGTGGGCTCCGCCGTGAACAACAGCAACTCCGGCGCGTTGCTGCTCGGGCGCGGCCTGGACATGATGCGCAACATTCCCGTTGTCGGCCCTATGGTCAGTCCGGCTGTGCAGAACGTGCGTGCGACGCTTCAGCAGCGCGCCGCCGAGAACGTGGCGCCCGGCCTACTCGGCCCGGTTCAGCGAGATCCCGTGATGCGCGGCCTGCTCAACCCAGCCCTGGCATACACCGGCGGCCTACTTGCGCCCCCTCCATGAGTCGTAGATAGCAAGCACGATCAGCGCGCCAATCCACCCGATAAAACCCGGGCTGAAATTGCTGTTCCTGATCATCTGATTAATGGTCTCACGCAAATTTTCCATAGTCCTATGCCCGCCTTGAGCGGGCTTTTTGTTGAGAAAACATGGCTGGTGAATACGACCCAACAAGCAGCATGAACCCGCTCGAATTGCTCCTGGCTGGCATCGGCCAGGGCATGAACAACACCAAGTCTGGGATACAGCAGTCGCTGGGTCAACTGTCGAAGCAGGACATTCGCGATCTGCGCGATCTCGACTCGCCACTGCTGTCTACCGGCATGGGGCGCGCGGGCTCAGTCCTGGGCAGCACGCTGAGCATGGTCCCGGCTGCTTTCGTCCCTGGAGCAAACACATTGGCCGGAGCAGGCCTCTTGGGCGCCGGGATGGGTCTCCTGCAGCCCAGTGAGTCCACTGATGAGACGCTGCGCAACGCGGCGATGTTTGGGCTGCTTGGACCGGCTAGCCAACTCTCTGGGCGCGCGCTTGGCGGCCTTCTTTCGATGCCTAGCAAAGCCGCCGCTTACTAGCTTGGCGACCAGCAAAAGCGCCAGGGCCACGAATGGCACGAGGAAATAAGACAGATAGGACCACACAGATGAGAACCTCCATAGAGCCATCCGGCCCAGCGCAGCGAATCATTGAGCTGAAGCTTCCGCTTCCATACCTGCTATCAATCCTTGGTGGTATTGCAGCAATGATCGTTTCGATGCACTTCAAGGGCGAGAAAGCGGCCGAGGAAATCATTGCGCTGCGCGGCGACATCCGCGAGCTACGCGCAGAACTCAAGGTGAAGGACAACACGACGAGCAGCCTGTCAGGCGCTCTCACGTTGCTGCAGTTCCGCATCGACACAGCAGAGTCCGACATCCGCGTGCTGAAGCAAGCAGAGCCACCGAGGAAGACCAAATGAGCGATCCCATCGTACTCATCGATGCGCTGTCGAACAGCAACGTCCAAGCCTTCCTGAGCATGCTCCGCTATGGCGAGGGCACATCGTCGGATGACGGATATCGGGTGATGTTTGGTGGAGAGCGGTTCGAGGATTTCTCGGATCACCCGCGCAGGGCGATCACGAAGCGCCTGGGCGGAAGCCCGATCACCAGTACAGCGGCCGGCGCTTACCAGTTCCTGTCCCGTACCTGGGACGGACTCGTCAAGCAATACGGATTCAAGGACTTCAGCCCGAAGAATCAGGACCTGGGCGCTGTCGCCTTGATCCTGGGCCGCAAGGCGCTGGATGACGTCATGGCGGGCAGGTTTGAGGCTGCCATTGCCAAGTGCAACCGCGAGTGGGCCAGCCTGCCCGGCAGTCCATACGGCCAGCCCGTGGTGACCATGGAGAAGGCCAAGCAGCTGTATGAAGAATATGGCGGCACCTACGCCCCGGCAATCGAGCCTCAGGCCTTCGTCTCACAGATCCCAGAAACACCAAAGGAGTCCAGCATGACCCCATTCGTAGCCGCCGTCCTTCCATCGCTGATCGACCTTGTGCCGAAGCTTGGGAAGCTGTTTTCCTCAGGCTCAGAGACTGCAGAGCGCAATATCAAGGCCGCAGAGATCGTCGTGTCCGCAGCAAAGGAAGCCATCGGCGCGCGAAACGAGCAGGAGCTGATGGAGATCATCAAGACCGATCCTTCAGCAGCCGCGTCTGTCAAAGCAGCGATTGAGGCCAAGTGGTTCAGCCTGGAGGAAGTGGGCGGCGGCATCCAAGCTGCGCGCGAGGCGAATTCGATGTACCTGGAGCCTGGCGCCCCTGGCTTCTGGATGAACCCCGCGTTCTGGGTTTCCATGGCCTTCCTGCTGATGCCGCTCATGATCCTTGTGGACATGCTGTTCGTGCACCCAGGCAGCTACGATGACACGCTGCGCATCCAGATCGTGACCGCGATTTTGGCTCTGCTGGGCATCGTTGGCGCCTACTGGCTGGGCACAAGTTTCTCGTCTCAGCGCAAGTCTGAGCCGAAGACGCCAGGTGTGGTGTAGGAGGAAATATGGCAGGACTACTCGGAGAGATCTTCAGCCAAGGGGACCGCGCGAAGCGATTCATTGGCGGCCTGCTGGGTGATCCCATCGGGACCATGGCTCAGACTGCCGGGTTGCTCGGCGACTTCCGCCGTGATGACCAGGCGCTGAACGCTCGAGCTTTTGCAGATCCTGCAAATCCCCTTCGGGTCACTGACCCATCCGCGATGCATCAGCTTGGTGATCGTATGCTTGCAGGTCCACTATCCATGGCGCCTGTTGGCATGATCGGAGCCACATTCCCGCAGCAAGTCGATGAGCTGTTGCAGCAGATCACTTCCCTCCCCAAGGGTCAGCGGGCTGGCGTCCGTTTGCTTCCTGACGATGTGCCTACTCCGAACATCGGGGATGTGTTGTCGCCATCTTTCAAGTGGGCGGACGGCGTGCGTCAAGAACGTACTTTGCCAGGCACATCTGCGATGGATGTAAGCGGCAGAACACGCGGAGAAGTTGAGGCCGCTGTTCGGCGCCTTGGCTTGTTCAACACGCCAGGACAAGGCTACTATCCTGGCAACAAGCTCGCCGTGATCTCTGGCGCGTCCAAGCGCAAGGGCGAAGATGTTGGAGAGACGATGATCAAAGACGCCATCGTCCGCTACCTCACAGATCCACCACTCGGGCCGCGCTAATTGGTGGGGGGATTTTTGACACAGACCCCGCACAGGCTTCACAGAATGCGGCTTCCGCACTCGCCCAAGCCCATGTAGATCAACAACTTGCGGCATCTGCACTGTCTGCGTACAAAACTCGAAATCAGGCGTACGTGCGAACGTACCGAGGGTTCGAATCCCTCCCTCTCCGCCAAGATGCAAGCCGCTTGAGTGCTATCAAATAGATAGTCTCAAGCGGCTTTTTTGCGCTCTGCGGTGGGGGATTTTTGCCCTATCTTTTTGATCGCAAGATCGAGGGATCTTGTTGCCAGGTGGGAGTACCTAGCTGTACTCCGCTGATCACGATGTCCGAGCACGGCCCCCACGGTGTAGAGGTCGATGTCGTTGTTGATCATCTCCGACGCCGCCGAGTGCCGCAGATCGTGGAAGTGCAGATCCTTGTGCCCTAGCGCCCTGGCCGCCTCGCGAAAGTACGACTGCACCGTAATCTTTGCAGGCTTGCGCGACGTGTTGTGCGCTGCCGTCCAGACTCGGGGATGAATCGGGACGATGCGCGGCTCGCCGTTCTTCGTGTCGTCCAAGTGCCACCGTCCGCCCTCCACTCGTGCGGACAGGATCTCCCCCAGTCTCATGCCAGAGTAGAAGGCGATGCGGATCACGCGCCTCACCTTGCGGTTTTTGATCTTGCGCGCGATCTTGATCATCTCGCGGCGGTCGATATAGATCCTCCGCTCGTTGCGCACCTGGGGCGTGATCACCCGGGCGCCCGGGTCATTTGTGCCGAACCCGTGGTATTTCCACGCATACCGGCACGCTGCCACTAGATAGCGAATCCGCGCCCGGATCGTGGCCGGGGCCATGTCCTTGCCGTAGCGCGAGCGGCCAGAGTTCTGCATCACGTCCCTGCAGACCTCCGGGAGGGCGGAAATCCTCTTCCCCTCAAAAGCCCAGTGGATCAGATCGATTTCCCGTGCGGCGTTCTCTCCCTGCTTGAGCAGTGGCACGCGTTCTGCGACGTAGACGGCAACAGCGTCATCAATTAGCCGGTCCTCGACACCAAGGCCATTGGCGGTCGCGTAGAGCTTCGCTGACTCCTTGCGTTCGAATTCGTCGGCTTGGGCCGCAGTCCAAGCTTTCGGTAGGCGCTTTCGTATGCGGATACGCCCTCCGTTGATGACGCGGTCAAATTCAAAGACGTACGTACCACGCGATTTATCACGGACGATCGGCATTGTTGCTTGTACTCCAGGATGTCTGTTTCATCGAAATTCACGTTGCGGCCGATTCGGTAGCACGGGATTGGACCACCAGGAGCCGCGAGCCCGTACACCTTGCGGGGGCTGACCCCCAGCAGCACGGCGGCTTGTTGAGCTGAAATTTGCATTCAGTCCTCCATGAAAGAACCCGCTGGTGCGGGCTCTGGTTGCTGGTCCTGTGGCTCTTGCCACCTGTCGCGCTTGTCGCCGCGCTCGCGGGCTCGCTTGCTCATGGCTGCTTCTCCTGGATGCGTGTTTGGAGCTCGGCGGCAAGTCTTTGATGCCACTTCTGCGCAGCCTCGTCGCCTGCGAAGACGACATGGAAGTTCATGCCCGGCACAACTGCGCCGATGATCATGGCGACGATGAAGCAGGCTCCGATTACGGCGAGGAATTGGGTCATGGCTTGTCCTTCATGGCTCGGATGGCTGCATCAGCGCAGTCCCAAACCTGGTGCCTGGGATCCACGTCTTCGAGCGCGTGGTCGCACCGGTCCTCATGCTCGCGCATGACATCCCAGATCGCGCGGGCGACATCGGAGCGCAGCCTCAGGCGGTCGTCATCGCTCAGCGGCAGCGGCTTGCGCGCCTCCAGCTCTGCCCGGCGCTCATCTCCCGCTGTGCATCGCTGGACGCTGCTGCAGTACCTGGGGGTGTCGCACTGCAGGAGCTGCTGCAGGCGCTCGTTC